CAAGGGACGGAGTTGTGGTAGACTGGTATTGGGTGTGGATGGCCGCCGGGGACAACCCCGACACGGCCAGGGTGGCCGTCCCGCTGTTGGCCACACTGGGGGTGTAGAAGATGAGGGACCCGGATAGCTGGCTGAGGCTGGTCAGGCCCGCAATCGTCACCGTCTGCGCGTTGGCCGTGCCCCCGGCGCTGGTCCCGTTGAACACGGCGTTGCCAAAGGCGGCGTAGGCCCAGCTGCCGCCGCCCGTGTCGGGGTCGTTGGCGTTGTTGTCCGCGGTGCTGCGCCAGTTTACTCCGGGGAAGGCGACCGATGGGACCACGGCCCCGCTCGGGTAGCCCCCGATGTTGAACTGGAAGGTGCTGTCGTAGGGAACGGGGGCACCTGCCGTGCCCCACCGGGCCCACTGGGACAGCTGACACAGAACCCCGTTCATGTCCTGCCCAAAGGGCGGCACACCCCCGGCCCCCACGGGGGAGAAGTTGAGTGGGGGGAAGCCGTCAGTCCAAGACGCGCGGCCCGGCGTTACGGCAATCTGGGACGGAATGGGCACCGGGCAGGTGATGTCCCCCCCGGGGGCACTCTGGCCCCAGTAGGTGGGTATCTTCGTGGGGATGCTGGAGTCGCTCAGGGCGAGCGCCGGGCCGGGGAGCGGCAGGGCCGCCCCCAGCAGGGCCACGGCCAGAAAGAATCTCTTTGTCAGGTTCATCTCGGCAATCCTTGAGAAATGGTGGAGGCAACCCCGGCCGGCCGGGGGAGCACCCCCGAGTTGGAGACGATGGCGAACTGCACCGGGGAGAGCACGAAGTTGAAGTTGTACACCATGGTCATGTTCTCCCCGTCCGTCACGAAGGAGTTGCCCAGACCAGGGAACAGGTTCAGCAGGAGCTGGTTGATGGCCGGTATGGAGCAGTCGCATATGTTGGCCAGGGCCTTGGCCAGGATCAGAAGGCGGTAGGCGTCGTCCGTCAGAGTGTAGTTGTTGTTGACGGTCTCGCCACTGTAGAAGGGGGCCTGGTTGAAGGGCTGCCAGCTGTTCGCCTCCTGGAAGCCGAGGTACTCCGCCTCCCCGGGGAGGGTCACGACCCGGGAGACCCCCACTATGGTGCCCCAGACGTCAAGGCCCCAGCCCTGCGCCGTGTCCACGTTCCAGACCATATCGAAGAAGGCGTCAAAGTCCGCCGTGAGGTCTATGTACTGGCTGAAGTTATCGAGCAGCTGGGTCAGTATGGGGGAGTTGGTGTACTGGGAGATGACCGTGTCCCAGAAGTCAAACTCCGGGATGTCCCCCACCGGGCTCACCCCAATGGCGAACGACCCTATGGCGTTGGACCCCGGCACCGGGTTGGGGCGGGGGTACGGCGGCCCGGTCATGCTCAAGAGATGGTAACCTGTATGTCGTTGACCGCCAGCGTGGGTTCCTGGGCGATGCCGACGCTGACCAGGGCCTGGTTGGCCAGGGCGGCCAGGAGCGTGGGGCCGGCCGTCAGGGACGCCCCGCTGGAGGTCGTGGCGTGGCTGGTCACGTAGACGCCCGCCCCGCCGGGCGTCCCCGAGGTCTGGGACAGGATGGTGGTGCCGGACGGAACCCCGGTGCCCACCACGGTGTCCCCCACCGCAATGACCCCGGTGACCGCGCTCGCCGTGAGGTTCGTGCCGGAGCCGTTCCCGGTGAACGACGCCCCCACGGTCTGGGAGTTGTTGACCGTGTAGGTGCCGGTGCCCCCCGACCCCGAGACGAAGGCCTCAATGACGGTCGAGGCCAGGACGCCCGGGCCCGATACGGTCTGCCCCAGCACCAGCGTCCCGGTGTCCACGGCCGTCACCGTGAGGGTGGTGCCCACGATGATGCCCACCACGGTCGCGCCGGGGGTGTTGCCGGAGCCCACGGTCACGGGGGTGAGGATCAGCGCCCAGTTCCCCAGGGCCGCCACGGGGCCGGCGTACTGGCTGGCATAGATGTTGGACCCTATGCGCGCCCGCGGGGTGGGCACGTAGTTGCCCTGGAAGGCCGAGATGATGGCCTGCTGCACCTGGGACACCGCGTCACTGGGGACCTGCGGGCTCCCCACTATCTCCACGCTGAACAGGATGGGCAGCGGCGCCGGGGTCTCAAAGGACACCGTGTACGACGGCAGCGGGGCCGAGTAGCCCGAGTTGGTGTCCTGAACCGTGACCGTGGTGTTGCCGTTGTAGGCGCAGCCCGGCGGCTTCTTTGACCAGATGGCCTGGGCGACCGCGGCGGCCTCGCCCCCGGACACCGCGACGTACAGTGAGTTGGCTGCGAGGGTGTAGCCACCGACCGTGACCGGCGACCCCGTGGAGTTGTCCGTGACGTAGGCGTCCAGGACCCCGGGGACAGACAGGACGGCCCCCAGTATGGACGGCAGCGTGCCCAGGGCGTTCTTCGCCACAGAGAGGGCCCGCCGGGCCTCGAACTGCTGCCTAGTCTCCACGTCCTGGCCAACGACCCCCCCGGCCACCGTGGCCGTGTCCCAACCCAGGATGGTCTGGTAGATGGTGACCGTGGCGGGGACGGCGGTGGGCCCGGGGACGAGGGCGGCAAAATTGATCGTGGCCGAGCCCCCGGAGGGCAGGGTGGTGTCCTCGGTGCAGCCGTAGAGGTTGCCCTCCCCGTCCACCACCAGGGTGTTCAGGGGTATGTCCGTGCCCTGGGACCCCACGCACAGAAGTTGTATTGTGGTGGGCTCGGAGGGGAGCCGGGAGAGGAAATAGATGCGGGCAATCGCGTCCTGCATCCGGCCGGAGGCGTAGGCCGGGTCCACCTGGTTGGTGAAGTAGACAAACAGGGCGTAGGTATTGCTGATCACCGCCGCGGTGCTGGACGCCAGCTGGCCCTGCGGCGTGTTCAGGGCCGGGTTGAGGTTGCCCCCAAAGGCAGCCTGGAAGTCGGCCTGCACCCCCACCAGGACGGCGGGGCCGCTGGGGGCCACAAAGCCGTTGTTGCCGAATGTGACGCCAGGGACGTTGGTGGCCATGCTTGTTCCCTAGCCCCCACCCTGGGGGTTGATCACGGCGAAGGCGGCGGCGGAGGTCTGGCCCCCGGTGGACGTGACCTGGACCTGCCCGGTGAGGGTGCGGGCGTTCAGCGACGCGATGAACACCAGGGCCGAGGCCACGTCAGGCACCGTCAGGGCCGCCTCCTGGAACAACTGCTTCAGGAGGGATATGGGCGGGGGCCCCTGCCCGAATATCTGGGTCAGGTAGGTGATGCCGAGCGTCGTGTCGTAGTAGCATTCCCCCGCGAAGGTGCGGATGGCACTGGCCGCGTCCTGGGCCAGGGAGTAGGGCTCGGAGGCCACGGCTATGTTGTTGCTGGCGTCCAGCACCAGGTCCCAGGCCACGGTGTCGAGCAGGAGGGTCTGCACCTAGCCCACCCTCGGCCCGGTGTTGCTCGCCCCGGTGGTCACCCCGCTGTGGACGTGGGCACTGAGGTTCCCCGTTCCGTCCGTGATCGTCCCGGTGGTGCTCAAGTTGCCGCTCCGGTCTATCTTGAGGCCGTTGATCACGACCCCCGATGCCCCAAAGGTCACCACGTTGCCGCTCATGTCCTGCATCGTGACCCCGCTGGAGGTGAACGCAAAGAACTGCGTGGGCGGCCCGTTGAGGCAGCCCCCCACGTAGATGCCGTCCGCGATGTTAAACTTGCGGAACGAGCCGGGACTGCCCGGGGCGAGGCTGTTGCGAACCACCGAGGTGTCCCGGTCTGACACGACCACGTACCCATAATCCCCGACCTCGGGGTCAATGATGATCGCGTTCCCCCCGCCCTGCAGGCGCCACCACGGGATGCCGGTCACAACGCCGTGGGGGGTTGCGTTGCCGCCCCCGTCTATCTGGCTCACCATCGGCTGCACGTCCACGGTCCCGGCTGCGGCGATGGCCCCCCCGCCCCCGGTCACGGCCATGACCTTGACCAGCTTCATGGTCTCCATGCGCTCGATTCTCTGCCGAACGGCAAACAACGTCCGGTTGAACTCGGACGAGGCATCGTTCGGGTCCTGCTGGCCGTAGCCGACGCTGCCCGGGGCCGCGGGGGTACTCATGCCGGGGGCAGGACGGGGTTGGGGTTGTTCGGGCTGTAGCAGTAGATTGCCGACTCCCACAGGCCATCGGGGTAGAAGGCGTCCAGCATGTGGTCCAGCTTGTGGACCACCCAGGTCCCCTCGGCCTGGGGCAGGCTGCTCTGCACCTGGACCATGCCAAAGAATTGGACCGTGGGGTCAAAGACGTTGCGGACCAGAATGCCCTGCTGGGTGAACGAGGGGTAACCGATCATCTCCCCCACGGGCGCCGGGGCCAACAGCGGTATGCTGGTCTGGGAGGTCCGCCCGCCCAGCTTGGGGAATATGGCCAGCGTCGGGTTGCCGCTGGAGTCAATCGGGGGCACAAACTCGGCCCCGATGCCCGCGTGCTCCCGGCAGGCCGCCACCTGGGTCATCAGCGAGCCCGCGAAGTACGGCCCGTAGAGGCTCCCGCTAACCCCGTTGTTCTCGAAGGCGCAGCCCAGCTTCTGGGCCAGGCCCTGCATCACCGCGACCACGCTAGTTGCGCCGCGGTAGCTGGTCGGCGCGGCCGGCGCGGCGGACTGCGCCAGGCCGAACTGGCACTCAAAGTGGAAGGGGACGTTGGGGGCCTGGTTGTAGTCGCCGTAGGCATTGGTGATCGTCCCCGTGAACACGGTGGACAGGCCGGTCTCGGCGTCCCCGGCCGCGATGGCAATGGTGTTCTTGGGGATGACGTTTATCTGCATCCCCAGGGTGGACAGATCGTTCATCTGTGAGGGCAGCAGGCCGTAGACATCCACCTGGGCCGCGTTGCTGGCCGGCGCCCCGGAGTTCTGTATGCGGACCCGCGTGCGCTGGCCCACCACACTCAGCGAGCTGGAGTTGGTCCCCGTGAACGTGCTGGGCTGGCCGGTCTGCGACCCCTGGGCCAGCTGGATGTTTAGCCCTATGAGCTTCTGGGTGAACGCCACCTAGTACAACCCCGGCGGCAGGTCCCCGGGGGCCAGGTAGAGCAGCTGCCAGCGCGCCCCCAGGCCCGTGTACAGGGGGTCACTGTTACCCTGGGTGTCAAAGAAGCAGAAGTCGCCTGAGTACCCCCAGTACTGGTCCCGGAGGAGGACGCACGCATTGAGGCAGAGGACCCCCCCGAGCAGCAGGCTGCCACCGACCAGGATGTCCGCGAACAGGCCGTAGGCGTACTGGTAGATGTTCAGCTGCGTCGGCTGGTTGGCCACCTGGGTCTGTAGGCTCTGGCTGGGGACGGCCTGAGTGGGCACCACAAGCATCAGTTGGCCCCCATGGCACTGAAGCCCTGCTGCACCGTCTGCGCGGGGGTCAAGGGGGCGACGTTGCCCCCAGACTGGGGGCCGGCGACGGTGGGCTGGGTTGATGGGCCGGAGGTAACGGCTTGGCATCCTACCAGTATCGCAATGAATGCAATGGCCATCATCCCAACTGCCCGCTCCCATGCCCGATGCGATGAGTGGCGAAACAGCCGATAGCCGCTCGCCGCCTTAACGGCATGAAGCAGAACGGCGACGATGGCCCACCCGCGATGCTTTACCGGGGTGGCCCATCGACTGAAATTAAACGAGTTCATACGATTCTCCTATTTGGTTGGCGTGGCCGGGATCGACGCATCGGCGGCGCACGATTCCGCGATGGTCTGGAATAACGCTTTAATCGGATTTTGGCTGTCGATATGAGCCATCAGCGGCGGGATGGCACCGGACGCAACGGCGATGCTCAATTGAATCCATCCGCCGGTCATGGTTCGCGTCACAAAAATTGCGAAGGCCGCGCCGATGGCGGAATAGACAAGGGCAACAACCGACACCGGGCACCACGGGACAATCTTATTCAGATACGATTTCGACCAACCCAAACACTGCCAACTCACAGCTATGATGGCAGTCACCGATTCAAAGTCTGGATTCAATAGCGGGATGATTGAACCCGTTGGTTGCGTCGTCTGGGCGATGAAATATAAGGGGATCATGGCTTTATCATGCCTTCGGTTGGCGGCGGCGTCAAGTTGGAACGAACCTTCCCCGCCGTACATTCACACTCCCCCGGCAGCTTGTCGCATCGCGGGCACGTCCTCGGCTCGCGCCGCTGGCCGGATAACGCCTGCATCGTATCGCAAACTTCCATAAACCGGCGGTGCGGGTTTTGGCATTCAATCAGCAGCGGTTGCGAGCCGTCCGCACATTGACACTGGCCGTTCGCACAGATGCACGGTGCACCGCTGGCACACGCCCACCACATCCCGCGGCATCGGCCCCGAATGCGGCTCAGGGAAGAACAACTCCATCAGCGTGGGGTCGTCTTCGCCCTTCTGAAAGTGGCCTTTGGCTTCGTCGA